TTCCATTGGTAATAAAGCTGCAATATCCCATTCGTCTGCTGTTATTTCTAAAAATCTTGATTGTATTTGACTAAACAAATATCTTTTAATACATGGAGTAGCTTCAAACACTTTTGAAGCGTTAGCCAAATATCTGTAATTAAGTCTTAATTTTGTTTTTTCATCATATCTACTATTAGATGCTGTTACACTCAACTTGTCTAATAATGTCATACGATATTTTGGGTGAATATAATGTAAATTCAAACCCAAGAAACCATCATTATATGATTCAATTGGTATCACCAATGGAAATCTATCATAATACGGCATCGTATCTTTTGTCTTTGGATCATAGAAATAGAAATACATCTTTCCTATGACTGAAGATTCTCTTAGCTTATTCCTGTCACGCATTAAAGCTGCACGAGTAGGTCTCAATTCTGCTACTTTAGATTGTAACCAAGCTCTCGCTTGATTAGAGCGAGGTTTTAAACCTTCTTTTGCTAAAGAGGCTTTAATACGGTCTATTAAATATGCCATCGTCTATTTATCTCAAATGCCAAGGTCTTTTTCAGTTAAAATCTTGAACTGCCATCCATGTTCTCTACAAAACAGGTCGGCTGCTCTCCATTTCTCTTGGTTTATGGCATAAGTTGCGGCTTCTTGAATGAATGTTTTGGTTTTACGCTTTTGAGTTGGTTTTTTGGTTTGTTTCTCTGGTTTGACTTCAATAACTAGAGTGTTTTCTTTACCGTCAGTTTGCCTGACACGAACTATGAAATCTGGATAGTAACGGTGCATCCTTTGGTCAATTGGAGATTTGTAGCGAATAGACAACTCCTCTGACGCCCACCACAAAACATTGGGGTCAATATCTAAATGCTTCATTACTCTTAATTCCCAATTAGAACGATACACAATATTAGCTGCATCGCCTTTGTATTTTGTTGGGTTTTTGGGTCTAAACCATCCTTTATATGACATAAATACTATCTATGCTACAAACACTAAACAACGGAATTTAACCATGTCTTTTTTCGGCCTAGGCGACATCAAATTCAATAAACAACAAAATCAGAAGTTTGGACCTTTATCAGCTCTTGAAGGTACGGATTATCAGTATAACACATTTCGTTATCCTTTAGATGTGGGCAACTATGATAAAGGCCACTACATGGTCATTTACATTCGCACACAGAAAACAACCAAATATACCTCAAATCAATCAGCAGACCAAACTATACCATTAGCGCCAGGTTCTACACAAAATTTAGGACCAGCTGATACTATATCAACAAGAGTTGGTGGTGACCTAGTAAATAAAATTAAAAGTGATAATGTTGTAGCACGAGGAACAAATGCTGTAATTGGTGGCATCAATAATATATTTGGTCAAGCTACTGTGTTTAATGGTAATTCAGAATCAACTCAAAATGTGCTTGACAATTCAATTAAAAAGATTACAGATAAAAGTCCTTTTGGTTTCTTAAATACGACTTCATTGACAACCGATGCAATTGCATTATACATGCCCGATACTCTATTGTTTAGTCACAATCAAATATATGAAGGCTTAACTCCAGGTAATGAAATTGCTGGACAATTAGCAGTAGCTGCACCGGGTCTTGTTGAATCATTTAAAAAGGGTGGCATCAAAGAGGCATCTATAGCTGCTTTAAAATCTGGTGCTGGTCAAGTATTTGCTAAAAATCTTGGTGCAGGCCAAACGGGTCAATTAGCACTTCTTGGTTTAACTGGCGGTAAAGTAGTTAATCCTATGCTTGAATTAATCTATTCATCACCACAATTTAGAACATTCCAATATGATTTCTTTTTCTATCCAAGGTCAGAAAGAGAAGCGGAAGAAGTTCAAAAATTAATTGAAAGACTTCGTTTTCACCAAGCGCCTGAATTAGGTTTAACTGATTCTGGCACACTAGATGGTTTACTTACACCTCCTTCTGAATTTGAAATTAAATTTTACTATGGTGGCGCACAGAATCCAAATATACCTCAGGTGGGCACTTGTGTGCTTGAAAGTATTGATTTGAATTATGCACCAAACGGATTCAGCGCATATGAGGTGCCAGGAGAAAACAAACCATCACTTGGTAAAACTGGTATGCCTGTGTCTATTCAAATGACATTACAATTTAAAGAAACAACTTATCTTACTAAAGAAGATTATAGACAAGATTTACCTTCATTGAGATATTAATATGGCAAAATTATTTAATTATTATCCAAAAACATATTATACAAGTAACACAAAGGCTTCTGGTCTTGATACTGTTACAAATATCATTTCTCGTTTTGGATTTGAAAAAGAATTAAAAGAAAACTCATCAGCGTTTTACAAGTATCAAATTAAAGATGCTGATACGCCAGAGATTATTGCTTCTAAATTTTACGATAATCCTGAAAGACATTGGATAGTTTTGTTGTTCAACGACATTATTGACCCACAGTTTGATTGGCCTTTAGAGAATAATACTCTTATAGAATTTATTGATACAAAATATACTGCAAACGGTGCAGCTAATACTACACCGGTTTCAGGTATTCAATGGGCTCAAAGCACAAATAATACAAAAGCCTATTATAAGATTATTACAAGAACGGCTTCTGATGGTACCGAAATTGAAGAAAAATTTCAAGTAGATGCTAATACATATGCAAATGTGGCGGCATCAAGCACATCATACACATTGAATAGTGGTGCAACTGTGACTGAAACAATTACCAAAGAGAAACAAACTTATTATGATTATGAAGTAGAAGTGAATGAAGCTAAAAGAGAAATCAAGTTATTGAAAAAAGAATTTATACCTGAAGTTGAGAAAGAGTTTAAACGAGTTATTAAATTATGAGTTTTGAATTAAAAGATTCAGGACAGTTTAAAGTCAATGAGATAATCGTTGTCACAAAAGCTGGCCCAATAGACATTACTGCCATATATTCAGAATTGAATATTTACGATTCATTACTATTGCCTGTGATGAGTGGCAGTATATTGATTACTGATTCTGTTGGTCTGTCAGGTAAACTATTATTTGATGGTTCTGAAGCTATTCTAATTGACATTTCAAAAGATATTAATTCAGATAAAGCTACATTCAAAAAAGCATTTCGTATTCATAAACAATCTAATCGTAGAAACATAAATCAAAATAGTGAGGCTTATGTTCTTCATTTCGTTTCAGATGAATTGATGTATTCTGACCAACAAAAAGTCAATCAAAGTTTTGACACTTCGTATTCAGATATTGCAGATAAGATTCTTACAAACTATCTTAAAGTTCCAAGCAACAATCGTGCAATACACGAACCAACAGCTGGTGTTCGTAAAGTTGTGGTACCAAATTTAAGACCAATAGAAGCCATTGAATGGTGTGCTAAAAGGTCTTTAGATTCTCGTAGTTCGCCAAATTATGTGTTTTATAATAATATTATTGGATACAACTTCGTTTCGTTATCTACATTATTATCACTAGAACAAATCATGGATGTTCGCCTTGAACCAAAGAATCTAAATCAAAGAAATTCAATTGATGAAATGACTTCAGCTCGTAGCTATGAAGTTATACTCCAAAATGATAGTATAGATAAAACAAGAAATGGTGTAAATGCTGGTAAATTTATTGGGTTTGACCCAATGACAAGAACATTTGCAAACCGAAATATTGGTTACGCTGACCATTATGATTCAATGAAACATGGAAATCCAACTCCTAATTTTACATCTATTCAAAATCGTAGCGGTCAAAAGAATGATGAAGCTTATGATTCTAAAAAAGTATTAAGTCTTTTTGGAACAGCTAGAAGATATAGCAATTACATTAAACAACATGATCCTGCTTCCATTTCAAAAGATGAAGGATATGAAAACTATATTTTCCAAAGACGAGCAATATTTGAAAATCTTATGGCTAAAAGATTGAAATTAGTTATGCCTGGTAACTTTCAATTAACCTCTGGTTTTAATGTTCATATTTCAGCACCAGCTTACGCTAAAAAAGAAAAAGGTGAATCTAATGAAGATTTAAGTTTGAGTGGTAAATACATTATTGTAGCTACAAGACATATTATTGGATACAACAAACACGAAACGATTATTGAAGTAGCATCAAGTTCTTCTAATAACCCATTCATACCTGTAAGTAATCCACAACAAAACGAATTATTATTGAATTATAGTTAATATGATACCAAATGAAAATAAAGATTTTGCTGGTAAAAACGGCTTCACATGGTGGGTTGGTGTAGTAGAGGACCGACAAGACCCGTTGAAGCTTGGCCGTTGTCGTGTAAGATGTGTAGGTTGGCATGCTGATGACAAAATGCGTTTACCAACTTCAGACTTACCTTGGGCTATGCCATCACTTCCAACAAATAATCCAAGTCCTTATGCGCCAAAAGAAGGTGATATGGTTTTTGGTTTCTTTATTGATGGAGAAAATGCACAAGAACCAATTATTCTTGGAGTGCTTCCAAACATTCCATTAAAGTCAGCTAATGCACAAGAAGGTTTCAGCGACCCAAGAACAGGTGACCAATTAACATCAGCGCCAGTTAAACCGAATGAATCTCAAATTGGTTATCCAAGGCAACTTGATGAACCAACAACATCTCGCTTGGCAAGAAACGAAACCATAGATGATTCTATCGTATCACTCAAAAAGGCAAAGAAGGCTTCACGGGTAGAACCAGAGCCATATTACAATGCCACTTACCCATATAATAATGTATATGAGAGTGAATCAGGACACGCCCTAGAGTTTGATGACACGAAAAATAATGAAAGAATACACTTGTACCATCGGTCAGGTTCATATGTTGAATGGGGACCTGCTGGAGACCGTGCTGAACGCATCCAAAAAGATAAGTTTAGTGTAATTGTTGGTAATGATTCAGTTTATGTTCAAGGTAATGTTAATTTGTATGTGGATGGCGATGTTAATTGGAAAGTTGCTGGTGATTTCAATCTTACCGTAGGTGGTCAATTTAATGCTAGTTTGGGTAGTAAAACTGAAACTGTCAAAGGGCAATCTAACATAAGATATAATGGCGATTTACATCAATGGATGGGTGGTAATTTCTATGATAGAAAACAATCTGGCCGAACAAACTTCTCATGCCCAGCTGATACAAGAACAGGTGGAACAGATTGCTCGGATGTTAATTCCGCTTCCGAGGTAGAATAAATAGAACATGGCTACAGTAGATATAGATAACGCAAGGTCTTTTAAAGATTTGGATTTGAATTTCACTATTCATCCAGTTAAAAAAGACATCAATACGCATAAGAACGAATATGCGATTATTAATGCGGTTAAAAACTTGGTTTTAACCAACCACTATGAACGACCATTTCAACCAGAGATTGGCAGTAATATACGCCGTCTTTTATTTGAAAATGTAGATGCTGTTACAGCTTCACAAATTGAAAGAGAGATTGTTGAAACTATAACTAATTTTGAACCTCGTGTTCAAATATCTAAAGTCAATGTTTTACCTGATCCTGATAATAATGGATTTAAAGTAGAACTAGAATTTTTTGTGATTAACAATCCAAGCCCAATTACGATTAACTTTTTCCTAGAGCGGATTAGATAAAAATGGTAGACCGTTTAAGAATTACAGAACTTGATTTTGATACAATCAAGTCAAACTTAAAAACATTTCTAAATCAACAATCAGAATTCACAGACTATGACTTTGAAGGTTCCGGTCTTTCTGTATTGATTGATTTGTTAGCATATAATACACATTATAATGCTTACTATCTTAACATGGTTGCCAATGAGGCTTTTCTTGATACAGCGTTATTAAGAGATTCAGCTGTATCACATGCTAAAACATTGAACTATGTACCACATTCAGCAAGAGCGCCAGTAGCTATAATTGATTTTACAGTAGAATCAAACACGACAACTTCAGCTACAATGACTTTGAGTGAAGGATTTTCTTTCTTATCAAATCAAATTGATTCTAAATCATACAACTTCGTTGTATTAGATGATGTGACCGTAACAAAATCAAACACAGAATTTGTATTTGAAAACCTTGAAATTTATGAAGGTCAATTAGTATCTTATAATTTTACACACAATCAATCATCAAATCCAAAACAAATATTTACATTACCTGATGATAACATTGATACAACTACACTAAAAGTAACTGTTTCGCCAAATGCAGGTAACACCGCTACAACAGTATATTCAAAGGTCACAGAAATATTAGATGTTGATGCTTCTTCTGAAGTATTTTTCTTACAAGAAGAGCGTAATGGTAAATATCAAATTTATTTTGGTAACGATGTTGTTGGTAAATCGCTAGCAGATGGTTCAGTTGTGACCGCTACATATCTTCTTACCAACGGTGAAGCTGCAAATAAGGCTAATAACTTTGTAGCAACAGCTTCAGTTGTAGATTCATTGAGTAATTCATTGACTGACTTTACAATTAATCCAGTAAGTGCAGCTTCTGGTGGTTCAGCACGAGAATCTGTGGATGATATTAAGTTTTCAGCATCAGCTCAATTCTCAACACAAAACCGTTTGGTAACATTTAAAGATTATGAATCATATATTCTAAACAATTATCCAAACCTTGATTCTGTTTCTGTTTGGGGTGGCGAAGAAAACATACCTCCAGTTTATGGTAAAGTATTTGTTTCATTAAAACCAGCAGCTAACTATTATATCTCTGAAACAGAAAAACAAAGAATTATTGATGAAATTATTTCACCAAAATCTATCGTAGCTGTTCAAACTGAAATATTAGATCCAGAATATCTTTATCTCATTGTTGAAAATACAGTTCAATATGATAGTAAGAAAACAACAAGTTCTGAAGCTTCACTTAAACAAACGATTCGCACCGCTATTTTAAATTATCGTGACCGTGAATTAAATAAATTTGATGCTCGTTTTATTTTATCTAAACTGCAAGATGATGTTGATGAAACGGACATGAACGCTATTCTCGGTTCAGAAACGACCGTTCGTGTTCAAAAACGATTCCAACCAACATTAGATTCTAGCCAAGCCTATACAATTAATTTTAATGTTCCATTACATCGTGGTACCATTTCAAACAAATTGGTTTCATCAGAATTTGTGGTGAATGATATTAATGGTGTAGCAAGAACGGTTACTTTTGAAGAAATCCCACAATCATATTCAGGTATATCTTCAATCTCTATAACAAATCCAGGTACAGGATATACTACTGCACCAACAGTAACAATTACTGGTGACGGTGTTGGTGCTACCGCTTCTGCTACAATTGTTAATGGTGCAATTCAAAGTATTGAAGTGACTAATCGTGGTATTGATTACACTCGTGCTATCGTCACAATAACAGGTGGTAATGGATATGGTGCAACTGCTACTGCTGTGATTGATGCAAGAACGGGTTCATTAAGAACAATCTACTATGATACAAACGCTGAAAGACAAATTGTTGATTCAACAGCTGGTACAATTGATTATGATACAGGTGTTGTTACAATTAATGACATCAATATTCGTTCACTAGATACGGATGATGGACTTATTCGTTTATCTATTGAAGCTGAAAAAGGAATCATTCAATCAGTTCGTAACACTATCATTACCATTGATGAAGATGATCCTACTTCTATCGTAACTACACTTGAAGTTATTTAATGTCTGATTTAAAAACCTCATTACTTGTTAATCGTCAAGTTCCTGAATTTATTCGGGAAGAATATCCTCTATTCATTACATTTTTAGAGGCATACTATGAATACCTTGAAACAAAACAAGGCACTCAACTTAATGATTTAACAACTAAAGCTAAAGATTTAAAATATCTTGCTGATGTTGATTCATCTATTGATGACTTTGAAACTAATTTCTTCAACACATACGCTACACTTATACCTAATACTGTTGAAGTAGATAAAGCATTCCTCATCAAAAATGTATTACCTTTATACTTGTCAAAAGGTTCAGAAGGTGCATTTAAGTTATTATTCAGAATGCTCTTTAACGATGAAGTTGAAGTTCTTCTACCAAAAAACAATGTATTAAGAGCATCTGACGGTAAATGGACAATTGATAATGTTCTTCGTATTGAAACAGACATACGAAGCCTTTATACAGCCAGAGGTAATACATCAGTTAATGCTGTTGCTTCTGGCAACACAACATTCTTATTAGCCCAACAACCAGCAAATGGTGATATTTCAGTTTATGTTAATGATATATTAAAAACAGAATTAACTGATTATTATTTCCGTAAAGAAACTAAAAAACTTATATTCTATACTGCACCTGCAGCTAATTCAGAAGTTAAAATTGTTTATTCTGATTTTGATATTGAGTTGCTCAATAATCGTAAAGTGACTGGTGTAACTTCTGGTGCAACGGCACTTATTGAAAAAGCCACAAAAAGAATTATTACTGACCAATTAAACCTTGGTTTTCCTTTTGAATTATTCATCAATGAAAAAACACTTCTTGGTTCTTTTGAACAAGGTGAATTAGTTCAGACAGATATAATCGCTGATGACGGTTCTCTTATCACATTAGAAGCGGATACTTTCTCTTTTGTAAATCGTATTAATGTAATTCAAGGCGGTGCAAGTTATAATGTAGGTGATGTTGTTACAGTTACAGGTGGTGGTGCTGAAGAAGATGCTACGGCTATCGTTGATGATGTTGTTGAAGGTTATATTGATGCTATTGTGGTGTCATATGGCGGTGCTGGTTTTGCTGACGGTGGTGACATTACGGTATCTGGAATTGCACCACTTTTACTAGACCTTGCGATTGATGGTGTTGATGCTACAGGTGTAGCTAATTCAACATCAAACACATATTCAGTCAACAATGATGTAATTGAAACTTATGCTAACACACTCATTTCTGCTGCTGATTATGGATTCCCAAGCACAGTTATTCCTGCTGGTGAAAATGTAGCAACTGTAATCGCTGATGCTCTAACATCTTTAGAATTAACAGGACTTGGGCCAATCACCAATGTGATTGTTCTATTCTCAAATACGAATACAACTATCTCACCAACACTAGATGCTGTTGGTGCAACATATACAGCTGGTAACAATACATTTACAATTAAAACTCTTGGTTCAGTAGGTCGTATTAAAATTAATAATGGTGGAACAGGATATGCCGTTGGTGATGAAATTATCTTTGGTTCTAACCCATCAGGAACAAATGGTCGTGGTGCAGCTGCAGCTGTGAAAGCTGTATTAGCGAATGGCCAAATCACACAAATTGAAATTCAACCATCAAGAATTACAGGAACAGCCAATGTTTTAAATAACACATCTGAAATCATTGGTACAGGAACAAATTTTGGTACTGATATTAGAGTTGGTGACAGAATCATTATTAATAATGAAAGTCGTTATATTAACTCTATTTCAAATACTACTCATGCCAATGTAAATGTTAATTTTACTGCAACATCTACTGGTAAGAAAGTTGGTCGTTATGGAGTTTATCCTATTGGCGGTGTAAGTTACACACAAGATAATTTCCCAGCAGTATCAGTTTCAACCATTGCAGGTGTAAATGCTAACATTGAAATTACATCTACTATGAGTAATGGTGAAACATTAACGCCATATATTGGTAACACACAACCAGGTCAAATTGTAAGTATTAAAGTGTTAAGTGGTGGTTCTGGATATGAATATATCCCACAAGTTGATTTGACTGGTATTGGTAACGGATTAGCTACTGCTAATGCACAAATTGAAGCGGGATATGTAACTCTACCTGGTCGTTGGACAACTTCAGATTCTATTCTTTCTACTTCTGAAAGAAAATTACAAGGTCGTGATTACTATGTGGATTATTCATATGTGACTTCTTCACTTACAGAATTTGCTAAGTATAAAGCTATATTGAAACAACTCATGCACCCAGCTGGTTTTGTGAACTATGCTGATTTGAATGAATTCGCAACAATTACTTCAAACACAATTACGATTTCTACCACAACAGCTAATACAATTTCAGGTACTGTGGCGGTCACAAACAATTCTATCTATGTGACTGGTACAAATACTAAATTTAATGTGGCCAACACAAGAGGTATCTTAACAATTGGTTCTAATGTATCCGTCAACGGTGTTATTAGAACGGTTGGCAACATTATAAGTAATACAAACCTTGCGGTTACTTCTGCATTTACTTCAAATGCAAGCGCACAAACTCTTATTATATTGACATAAATAAAGACCATGCCATCAATAACTACTAAAAAACTAGGTTACAATAACGCCAAACTGTGGCGTAATGCCTTATACAATTCAGGTTCAACGGATCCTGTTCTTTATATTTTCATAGGCAATCATGTTCCATATGCAAATGAAGCTTCGCCTGATTCTATTGTAGATACGGTTGACGCTGAAAAAGATATATGGGATAACATGTATGCAGCTAAAAAACTGACTGCTAACGATATTGAATTAGTTATTCCTAGAGTTAATTGGTCAGGTAACACTAAATTCCGTCAATATGATGACACTATCACCATTGACAATTTATTAAGTGCCAATACGACACAAAATCTAAAACCAATGTATATCATTACCACAGAGCGTAATGTATATAAATGTATGTCTAATAATGCCTCTGCTAATTCAACAGTAGAACCAACAGGTGATTATTCAACATCAAACGGCAACATCGCTACAGCTGATGGTTATATTTGGAAATACATGTATAATGTTAAACCATCAAACAAATTCTTAACGACAGATTGGGTTCCAGCACCAACATCAACAAATCAACTAGATTATAATGTTGACAATACAGGTGTGGTTGATGGTGAATTAACTTCAATCGTTGTGACTGCATCTGGTACAAACTATCGTCAAGCTTCTAATATAGCTGTGAACGGTTTTACTTCAGGTCAAACTACACTTACTTTGGCCAATACCGCTCTTATTTTACAGATTTTCAATGTAACAGCTCTTGCTAATCTTGCCAATATGACAATTTCTGGCACAGGTATCGCTACTGGTACATATATCAGTAATACTGCTAATGCAACAGGCGTTTTAACACTCTCAACTGCTACAACAGCCTCTGGTGGTAATACAAGTAATGTGACTATTTCAACCAGAGTTTATATTGATGGTGACGGAACAGGTGTGATTGCTTCAGCAACACTTTCTAATACAACCTCAGGTGTATCATCAGCTAATGCCAATGTTTCAAAAATTACAGTAACCACAATTGGTACAGGTTATTCAAGAGCCAACGCTTACATCTATGGTTCAGGAACAAGTGCGACAGCTCGTGTAATCCTTTCACCAAAATATGGTCATGCCTATAATCCTGCAAAAGAATTAGGCGCTTCAAACATTATGACGGCTACTCGTATAGGTGAAATTGATTCTACTGAAGGTGGGTTAATCTCATCAAATACTTCTTTCCGTCAGTATGGACTTCTTGCCAATCCGCATAAATACGGTAATACTTCGGCAGTAA